TCAATGATTGTCCGGCGGCGCCTGCGACGGTCGATTAGGAACCGATACCACCCTAGCGAGCTGGTACTTGAAAGCGGCCTCGGCCGTCGCGGTGTAGGCGAACAGGAATTGGCGATATTTCCCGATCTGGCGCTGCAAGCGCGCGCTGACGCCGGTGTCGGACCGGCCGGCATAGGCGACAAACCCATCCTCGGTCTGTTCCCCAAGCAGAAAAGCCCCGGGACCATTGCGGCCGACGTTGCAGGCGAGAGACCGCACGGTGAGATGATACGGTCCTTCGCCGAAGCGCGACTCCCACATTCCAGCCTCACTGGGACCATACCCAGGCAGGCGCGATAGGCGAAACCGGATCGCGACGCAACCCAAAACGGGAAATTTTTCACTAACACGATTCCTCTTGCCCAGATGCCCCATAAAGCGGTATATATTCCTGCATGATCGGCGGTGAGCCCCTCTCGCAGTGTAGGCGACAGGAAGGGGCGATATTTGCCGATCTGGCCCTGCAACCGCGCGTCGGTGTCGGATTGGCTGGTAGAGGCGGCGATAAACCCGTCCTCGGTCTGTTCCCCGGGCAAAAAGGCCACGGGACATTGCGGCCGACTTTGCAGGCGAGAGATGGCACGGTGAGATGATACGGGCCTTCGCCAAAGCGCGACTCCAACATTCCAGCCCCCTGGAACCATTCCCAGGCACGCACGGAAGGCGAAACCGAGTCGCGACGCGACCCGAAACGGGAAATTTTTCACTAACGCGATTCTGGTTGCCCAGATGCCCCAGAAAGCGGTATATATTCCTGCATGATCGGCGGTGTGCCCCGACGGGCTTCACTGCTCTGACCGGAGCACATGACACCGGCCACCCTTTCCGCCGTCCCGTCCTTGCCGGATTGGGCGGCGCGGACGATGGCGCCGTTCCGCCTAGCAAGACACCATCATCTGATACTGCAGCGGCTGGAAGCGCTGGCGGAGGGCCATTGCGACAGGCTGATGCTACTCATGCCGCCGGGGAGCGCAAAGAGCACCTACGCGAGCGTCGCATTTCCCTCGTGGTATATGCTGCGGAAGCCGCAGGCCCGGGTGGTCGCGGCGTGCCATACCGAAAGCCTCGCCGCCCATTTCGGCCGGCGGGTGCGCGCCACGATCCGCGACTATAGAGAGAGCACTGAAGACGGCCTGGCACGCGACGACCGGTCTGCCGTGCGCTTCTCCACGTTCGCCGGTGCCAGCTATTTCGCAACCGGGGTGCGTGGCCCGTTAATGGGCCGTCGCGCCGACCTCATTGTGATCGACGACCCAATCAAGACAGCTGCCGAGGCAGAAAGCACGCAGTGTCGGGATGCGCTTTGGGACTGGTACCGAACCGAACTCACGACCCGGCTGACGCCAGGCGGTAAAATCGTGCTGGTGATGGCGCGGTGGCACGAAGACGATCTGGCGGCCCGGTTGCTTGCCGGCGGGGACAATTGGCAAACACTGCGCCTGCCGGCCCTTGCGGATAAACCTGACGACCCGCTGGGGCGGATGCCCGGTGAGCCGCTCTGGCCAGAATGGGAGGACATTGCCGCCTTGGCGCGCCGGCGGCAGGCGGTGGGTTCCCGAGTCTGGGCGGCGCAGTACCAGCAGGCGCCCCGCGCCGACCTGGAAGCCCTGTTCCAGTGCGGCCGCATCGGAGTGCTGGAGACCGCGCCGCCCTGCCCGCGCGTGGTACGTGCGTGGGACTTGGCGGCGACGGCGGCCTCCGAGGGGCGTGACCCGGATTGGACTGCGGGCATCAAGCTTGGCCGCACCGAAGCGGGTGGCTTCGTAGTGCTGGATGTCTGTCGCTTCCGCGGCGGCCCGGGCGAGGTGTCCGAGGCGATCACGCAGACGGCGCGTATGGACGGCCGGGATGTCACGATCGGCCTGCCGCAAGACCCTGGCCAGGCCGGCAAGCAGCAGGTGGTTTGGCTGACTGGTCTGCTCCCCGGTTATCGCGTCGCAGCGGGGCCTGAAACCGGATCGAAGGTCACGCGGGCCGGCCCGGCGGCTGCACAAGTGGAGGCCGGCAATTTCGCCATCGTTCGTGCCCCCTGGAATTCCGCATTTCTGAACGAATTGAGGGAATTTCCGGGCGGGCGAAAAGACGACCAAGTTGACGCACTGGCCCGTGCGCTGGCTATCCATGCCGAAGCCCCGACCGCAACGCGGCGGCTGAATGTACCGATCATGGGACGCTAGCATCCGAATGCCGGACACAGACGGCACAAGGCGCAAGGAAAAATCAGTGTTACGGAAAGCAGTCTCCGGATTTGGAATGCGAGATCGCTGTTATGGACCCGCCGAATACCAAGGGCTTCTCTCAATACATTTTGGATAGAATTGTTTTTTGGTACTTCTATTTACGGAGTCTATCCTTCCATCTTGCGTATATATAATTAATTACGAGTAAGTTCGAACATTATCTGCTATTCTATTTATTACATAGATTCACAGGACCGACCAAGAATTGCAAAGACTGCTCAATACTTCCCACCGCAATACGCAACGCGTACCTGTTGGCGCCAGCGTCAGGCAAACTCAGCCATACCCACGCGGCCCGGTCTGCCGCGCCGTTGAAGGACACGCATGTTCGACACGATCGGTACGCTGATCCCAGGTGATCCGGCGTTTCCCGAACGGACCCGCCGCCTGGACATCCTCACCCGCGTGCTAGAGGGACGCCTTTATGACGCACTGCCTTATGAGTTCCATGAGGAGCGCGGCATGGGCGGCGAGTATATTCCGCTGCGTCGGCGCCGGCCATCCGTGCGCTATCCGCTCGCAAAGATTGTTGTAGACGACAGCCTTTCACTCGTATTCGGCGAGGGACACTTTCCCACCATCGAGTGCGACGATCCGCATACGCGTGCCGTGCTCGGCGATATTGCCCAGGAATGCGCGCTGAACCAGGCGATGCTGGAGGCAGCGCTACGTGGTTCGGTCGGTAGCGTCGCGGTGCTGCTACGCGTTTTGGGAGGCCGCGTCTTCGTCCATGTGCTTCCAAGCCTGTATCTGACGCCAGTGTGGCGAGCGGACGCTCCGGACCAGTTGCTTTCAGTGACTGAAGCATACAAAGTTTCGGGTGCGGTGCTAGCGTCGCAGGGCTACGACATCGACGATCCAGTCGCCGACTTCTGGTTCCAGCGCCAGTGGGACAGTGACACCGAAACCTGGTTTGTGCCTAATAAGGTCTTGGATGGGCTGCCCAGCGAGATCGATGAAGTACGCAGCGTCCAGCATGGTCTCGGCTTCGTCCCAGTTGTCTGGATCAAAAATCTACCAGGTGGCGATGACATAGATGGCGCCTGCACGTTTCGGGCGGCGGTGGAGACCTCAATCGAGATAGACTATCAATTGTCGCAAGCTGGGCGTGGCCTCAAGTATTCTTCGGACCCGACGCTTTTGATCCGCGAACCAGCGGCGGTTGATGGCGAATTGGTTCGTGGCGCCGGGAATGCCTTGGTGGTCAGTGAGAAGGGTGACGCAAAACTTCTCGAGATCGGCGGTACGGCGGCGAACGCGGTGATCGAGTACGTGCGCTTCCTGCGTGAACTGGCACTGGAAGGCGTGCATGGCAATCGGGCCAGTGCCGACCGACTGAGCGCGCCGCAGAGCGGACGGGCGCTGGAACTAATGAACCAGGGCCTGATCTGGCTCGCTGACAATCTGCGCGTGAGCTACGGTAATGCGCTGCTTCGGCTGATGGCAATGATCGTAAAGGCGTCTGCCATTTATTCACTGAACGTGAAAGGGGCGACTTTGGACCCGCTCGACGCGACCGTCCGAATCAACCTGCGTTGGCCGCGCTGGTATCCCCCGGACGCGCCGGATCGGCAAAGCGATGCAACGACTCTGACCACGTTGGTTGATGGCGGACTGCTAAGCCGCGAGACGGCGGTGAAATCAATCGCTGATGTCTACGACGTGGATAATGTCGCGGCCGAACTTTCCCGTATTGCCAACACGAAGGCAAAACAATGAGCGATCACGTATCCGATTCAATCGCAGCGGCAGACATTGCAGCCCACGCTGCCGACCTGGAGCGCCAACTCGTCGGAGCGCAGGAAAGACTTGTTCGGGCGGAGCTGAAGGCAGAAGCCGTCCGAGCCGGCATGGTGGACCTCGACGGCGTGAAACTGATCGATACCAGCAAGCTGAAGCTGGACGAGAATGGCGAAGTGGCCGGCGTGCAGGGAATCTTACGGGAACTGCGACGTGCCAAACCCTGGCTGTTTGGCAGCAGCTCATCGTCATCCACTGCGGGCGTGCCGCCGGCGCAATCGCCGAAGGCCAAGCTTGCGACGGAAATGAGCGTCGACGAATGGCAGAAAGCCCGCGCGGAACTCTTGAGGCGGCGCTGATCCGAGAATAACGGCTGGACGAGCAGCTTGTGCCTCGCGATCGCGAGCGGCGCAGGCTCGCGCTGACTTGTTTGAAAATTCTGCAACACGAGGACCCCTATGGGCATTCAGAACTTCCCGCTGTCCTTGCAGCCGATCATTCAGCAGGGCTTTCTGGAGCGAGAATTCCAGCAGGCGCTAAACAGTCGGCTCGGTTACCGTGCCGTTGCCGACCGCGAGGAATTCGCCGTCGGGATCGGTGAAACCCTGACTAAGACCCGCGCTGGGCTAAAGCCTTCGGTCACCACTCCACTGGTGCCGTCCAGCAACACGAACTTGGACAACGGTCTTACGCCGCAGAACTTCAGCATTGAGCAATACACTATCACGCTGAATTTCTATGCGGCAACGGCTGATCTGAATATGGTGACCAGTCGGGTCGGTATCGCGAGCCAGTTCCTTCTGAACGCGGCGATCAACGGCGAGCAGGCGGCACGCAGCCTTGATGAACTGGCGCGCAATGCCCTGTTCCCCGCGTATTTCGCCGGCAACACGCGGGTGCGGACGACACTGGGCAGCGCCAGTCCAACGGTGGACGTAGACGATATACGCGGCTTCACCCAGGTGTGGGTCAACGGTGTGCCGACCCCGGTGAGCGCGGCCAATCCCCTGACCGTGACGATCGGCGGTAGCCAGTATGCTCTGATCGGCGCAACTGCCGATGGGACCGACGCCTCTGACGCCCCTGGCGGAATTTCCGGTGTTCTGACGCTCGCTACATCGGTAGATGTGAGTGATGGGACGGCCAACAACACGGTGATGGCGGCGACCGCAAGTGCCATTGTGCGGCCAAACGGCCGTTCAAACACCTCGCAGATTGTCAGTACCGATCAACTCGATATGGCGACCCTGCTCAATGCCGTGGCGACGCTAAGGCTCAATGCAGTCCCGGAAATCGATGGTGCTTACAACTGTTATCTCGATCCGGTCAGCGCACGCCAGTTGTTCGGCGACGAGGCTTTTCGGCAGTTGTTTACTGGCGCCACGAGCGCCAACCAAGTGTTTAAGCGTGGCGTTGTCAATGACTTCCTCGGGCTGCGCTTCGTTCCGACCACCGAGGCTTTCGTGACGGGAAATCCAGGCAGCCTAATCCGCCGGCCGATCGTTTGCGGCAAGGGCGCGCTGATTGAGGGTGATTTCGCCGCGCTTGCCGAGTCCGATGTAGCACCCAAGGACTCGATTGTCTCTGTGGTCGACGGCATTGCGATGGTCACACGCGAACCGATTGATCGTTTGCAGCAGATTATCGCGCAGAGCTGGTATTGGATCGGCGGATTTACCACACCGTCTGATATTACGACCAGTCCTTCGACGGTTCCCACCGCGACTAATGCGGTGTTCAAGCGAGCAGTGATGGTCGAACACGCGGGCTGATCAGCTTCTCTCTCCCTCTCGTCCGGATGGACGAGAGGGATCCCTGCTGGCGGTGGTGGAGGTGGAAATGAGCGGTACGACGACGCAAAGCTTTTTCACCGACGCGCAGAAGACGGACATCCGCCGCTATTGTGGCTATCCGGCCTACGGCCTGGGTGCTTCGGGTTTTCAGGGTTGGCGCTTCTTCCAGGCTTACGGATTAATGGAGTACCGCCTGAACAATCTGTCTGACTCCGAGATTACGGTTGTGCAGACATATCTCGCCACTCTGTCGACACTGGAGGCAGCGATCACTGATGCGGGCACGAGGCTCGACACGTCCGAGGCAGCGGTCTGGACACGCAATCCGAACGAGGTGCGCGAAAGAGTTGGCCTGTTCGACGACTGGCGTCGCCGCCTGTGCGCATTTCTCGGCCTGCCGCCGGGTCCCGGGCTGGGCGACGGCACGCTTGCGCTGGTGGTGTGACGAACATGCCGCTGGTAAGCGATAACAGTGAGATTCCCGATATGATCCGACGTGGTCTGGGGGCAGCCGCTCGTGCGGCAGGTGCGTGGTGCGATCTCTATCGTCCGCAGACAGCGAGCGGGCCAATGACCAGTGGCAATCGCGTGCTGCGAATGCCTGCAATGTTCGCCAATCCGGTCGGCTTCAATGCCCCCGTCGGCTACGGCCAGGCGATGTGGGAAGGCTATTTCGACACAGGATATTCTCGCTCCGGCGATTATGTCAGTGGGCCTGATGGGGTGTTCTTCATCGCATCCCAACCCCGCCTGGGGCCGGTGCTGTGCGTGAAGGCAAATCGCATTCTGAGCTTCGCCCGCCCGGCCGCGCCGTTGGCGGCTGGCGTGAACGGCTATGTCGGCGTGCAGTCTGCGATTGCGTCTGCGTTGTTGACGGATTGGCCAGCGAGCGTGCTTGCGGCGGGCGTCGGTGGCCGAGGAGCGTTGCCAGCCGATGCGCCGGGAGTGATCGGAGGCGCAGGCGGCTGGTCGGCGTTGCTTCCCGCCGTGAGGGTGGCCGGGACTGTCGTGCTGCTTCGGACCGGCGATCTCGCCTCCGACGATCTGGGCCGCACCGGCGTTGTTTCAACTGCCGAGCTTACGGACCTCGGTTGGCGGCTGCACATTCGACAGGCAACAAGCTGATGGCCGATGAATCGGACGTCGAGACCGCACTGGTCGGCGTGATCGGCGGTGCATTATATCCAAATGGTCTTTCAAGTGTCTGCGCGGTTGCGGGCGCAGTGTGCCGCATCTATCGCGGCTGGCCGGTGACTGCGGCGCTTGACGCGGATCTCGCTGGCGGCACCACGAACATCTCGATCACCGCGGTGCCCGGGCAGTCGCGGAACACGACGCGGTGGCCGGACCTGTCGGTGCCACAGACCCAGACTGCGCCGTTGCTGACGGCGACCGTTACCGGAACCAACATAACGTTAGGCGGCAGCGGCGGGGCAGGCGAGGTTGTGGCAGTGATTGCGGACGCGACATGGGCTGCATGGCGCGTTCAGGCTACCGACACGCCGCAGACCGTGGCAACGAAACTAGCAGCGTCGCTAAACAATTCGCGCCCTGCATCGGCGTCCGGTGCGGTGCTGACAGTACCTGGCGCAGCGCGCCTTATCGCGCGTGTCGAGGCGGATCAGCCGACCCTCCGTCTCTCGCGCCGTCAGCTTCAAGCATTTCGCGTTACCGCTTGGTGTCCCGATCCCACCACACGCGACGCCGTCGGTCGCACGGTTGACCAAGCATTGTCAGGCATCGACTTCATCGGTCTTGCTGACGGTACAAGTGGGCGGTTGCGCTATGTTGGGACCAGCATTTCCGACCGGTGGGAGGACGCGACCCTTTATCGGCGTGAGCTGACCTACACCGTCGATTACGCGACCACCATCGCGGCCAACCTGCCGCGCATGGCGGTCGGCGCGCTCGATGCCTCGCTGGGCGAAGGTCTTCTCGGGGACACGATCCTTAGCTGAGCAATGATTTTTGCGGCGCCTCCGTGTCGCCGCCAGTCGCCACAGAGCAGGAGAATGACGACAATGCCGATTGTGCAGCAGGGCAGCATAAATACTACCTCGCTAGTGGTACCCGACCTTTATGTGCAGATCGTGCCGCCGCAAAATCTGCTGCTAAACGGCGTGCCGACGGACGTTGTCGGAGTCGTCGGCAGCGCGAGTTGGGGACCGGTGGGCAAGCCTGTTATCGTTGCAACCATGACCGACTACGCCAATGCGTTCGGCCCGCTCGTAGCCCGCACCTACGACATGGGGACGCATGTCGCGACCGCTGTTCAGCAGGGTGCACAGAATTTCCGCTGCGTTCGCGTGACCGATGGTACCGATACGGCAGCGCAACTGACGTTGCCGGGCACGGCGTTTACATTCGTGGCACTCTACACTGGCAGCCTTGGCAACGCGATCGTGCTGACTCTGGGCAACGGTAGCCAGGCGAATACGTGGCGGCTGACAGTGGCCCTACCTGGCTTGGTTCCAGAGATATACGACAATATCGGTGGCACCGGTGCCGCGTTTTGGACGGCGCTCGCGGCAGCGGTGAATTCCGGCCAGGGTCCTCAGCGTGGCCCGAGCGGTTTAGTTACGGCGAGCACGAACGGAACAGTGTTGGCTCCGGCTGGTGGGACGTTCCCCTTTTCCGCTGGCACGCCTGGCACCGATGGCGCGACCGGCGTCGTCACAACCACTTTGGTCGGCATCGACATTGCCCCCCGTAAGGGAATGTATGCGCTGCGTGGGCAGGGATGCAGTATCGCCCTGTTAGCCGATAGCACCGACCCTACCCAATGGACAACTCAGGCCCAATTCGGATTGTCCGAAGGTGTGTACATGATCCTGGCCGGGCCGGCGGGTGACACCATACAAAATGCCGTCGCCACCAAACATGGCGCCGGTCTCGACAGCTATGCCTGCAAGCTGATGTTCGGCGATTGGGTCTGGTGGAACGACCCGGTCAACGCCACACTGCGCGTTGTAAGCCCACAAGGTTTTGTCGCCGGGCGGCTCGCAAATCTCAGCCCTGAGCAGAGCAGTCTGAATAAGCCGCTATATTCGATCGTCGGCACGCAACTTAGCGGCACGCCGCTTGCTGGTACTAGCACGAGCTATGCGGCCGCCGACCTGGGCACGCTGTTCCAGGCAGGGATTGACGTGATCGCCAATCCGCAGCCTGGTGGCGCGTTCTGGGGTGTGCGCGGCGGGATCAACAGCAGCAGCAACTCCGCCATCAATGGTGATAACTATACACGGCTGACGAACTATATCGCTGCGACGCTGGCTTCCGGGATGGGGCAGTATGTCGGACAGGTGATCAACGCCAGCCTGTTCCAGCGCATCCGTGCCACGCAGCTCAGCTTCTTGCAGGCTATGCTCAGCCAAGGCCTTTTGGGCAGCACCGACGGCAGCCTACCTTTTACCGTGATCTGTGATACCAGCAACAATCCCGCCAGCCGCACTGGGCTTGGCTATGTGCAGAGTGACGCGCAGGTTCAGTATCAGGCGATCAACGAGTTCTTTATCGTCAACATCGAGGGCGGCCAGACGGTGCAGGTTCAAACACAGGTTCTACCGAACACGCCAGGCGCGCTTGCTGCCTGAGGGAGAGTTTTCCGGCGCGCAATCGCCCTTCCAAGTTGAGAGGAACATATGTCCGGCAGCATGTTCTCCGTCGGTCGCGACACCCAGGTGGTGGTTCTCGGCGCCTATGGTCGCGTCGATCTGGCGCACGTCACGGGTTTCGAGGCGCGACAGGTCACATCATCAGTCCGTATATCGCGAATTGACGGGTCGCAACTTGGCGCGGAGTTGCCGAAAGGATGGGAAGGGCAGTTTGATCTCGAACGCGGTAATTCTGCTGCGGACGATTTTATCGCGCAGCTTGAATCTGACTATCTCAACGGTCAGACTCCTGCGACCGGAACGATGTATCAGTATATCACCGAGGCCGACGGATCGACGTCGACATATCAGCACAACAACGTTGTTTTCAAACTTGCCAGTGCAGGGACTTGGCGCGGCGACCAAAGCGTCAAGCAGCGGCTCGAGTTCTTCGCAAGCTCCCGGGTGAGCCTGTGAGCGGCACTCCGTCCGCGCGCCTGATTGCGGCGGCGCAAGCAGAAGCCAGCGTTACGGATGCGCAGGGGCGTGTGCTGCGCTTGCGCCGACTGACGGCCTTGGACAAGTTGCGGCTGTTCAAGGCGGCGGGACCCGCCCTGTCACAGAATCAGTCGTGGCTCGGCATAGCGGCGCTCGCGTTCAGCGTTGCATCGATCGACGAAGTGCCGGTACCGACGCCTGGCAGCGAACAGCAGATCGAGGCGCTGGTCGGCCGGCTCGGCGACGCAGGCATCGCAGCTGTGGGCGGGGCGATGGCGGAGACGCGGCCAAGTGCGGCCGAGGTGGCGGCCACGGCGGGAAACTGAGTAGGCACCCCGATCTGGTGGACTGTCTTTACCTGGTCAAGAGCGGGGTGCCCTTCGACGTCGCGTTTTGCCTACCACCCGATGAGCGGATGGCGTTCGTGGTGGCGCTGGGACGCCTCGACGGCCACGAGTTTGATGATGGCGCATTGCGCTGGAAGGACCGAAAGGGTGAGCCAGGGTGACGAGGCGACGGGCCGCGAGCCCTCAGATATCGGACTTGCACTCTTGCTTGACGGCGGCGTGGCCGACGCAATCACATCGGTCGAAGGGATGATTGCGACTGCCCAGAGTGGCGTCGTGCGAGCGCTTGCTGGGCTGTCGCAGGTGCAGGCGGCAGGCGCGGCGGCGGCCTCGATTCCCATGGCACCGCCCGTTGCGACGCAGGCGACAGTTAAGCCTCAGGAGGCGGCGTCGGACATTGTCGAAGCGGTTCGGCCGGCGGCGCTGCTCGCTCCCCCGCCCGCTGTTCGGTCGGCACGGGCGGAGCAGGTGTCGATGGCACCAGTCTATATTCCCGGCGGCGGCTCAGTGGCACCCTCGCCGGTTGTGCGAACCGAGGCGCCGGACGATTCGGCGCCGATGCTGTTTTCATCATTCGCGCCGACTCCCGTGGCGGAAACGGAGATAGCCGTTATGAGCGACCGCTCCACGGTCTCCGCAAAAGACTTGGCGGCGCCGGCCACCAGCGGTCTTGGCGGCGACACTTTCGCTGTGAGTAGCGTCCGGCCTCGCCAATGGGCGCCGGAGGCGTGGTCGCCAGCCACGCAAACGGAGGGACCCGCCACGGATGCGCTGCCCCAGCGTGCCTTTGCACCTACGCCGCGACAACCATTGCAGGGCGGCCCGACGGGTGGCGATGTGTTTCTGGATGGTGCTCGTGTCGGCTCCTGGATGGCCGACCATCTTGCTCACGAAGTCGGACGCCCGCAGGCGGGGGGAACAGGGTTCGATCCCCGCCTGACTCCGGCCTGGCCGGGCACGCTACAAGGGGGCTGATTGCATGTCGAACTACCTGCAACTTGGCCCGATCAGTTTTCAAAATTTCGAGCTGCCGTCGCAGATCCGCTTCGGCGGCGAGCAACGGCTCGCGGTACATATCCTGCCTGGCGGCGCGCGCATCGTCGATGCGATGGGACGTGACGACGCCGACATCGGCTGGAGCGGCGTGTTCTCAGGCGCCGACGCGGCCGACCGGGCACGGGCACTCGACGTAATGCGAGCGCAGGGCGGGGTGTGGACGCTGGCGTGGGATGCGTTTTGCTATCTGGTGGTAATCGGGCTTTTCGAGGCGTCCTACCATCGCACCAACTGGGTACCGTATCGGATTTCCTGCAAGGTTATCCAAGACCTCGCGCAATCGTCGGTCAGCTTGGCATTATCGACGGCGACAAGTGTGTTGGCCGATCTTGCGTCAGTCACCGGAGTCGACACCAGTGGTGCCGTGGCAGCGCTCGGACTGAGCGGCGCATTCTCAAGGGGGTCGGCAGCCAACCTCGGGGCGAGCAGCGCGGTGGGTGCCGTGATGGCGGCGGCGCAGGCGGGCATGAGCAGCGCTGGCAACTCTCTGCTGACCTCAACGGACCCCGCGACTGCAGCTACTGCCGCCGGACAGTTGGCGCAATACGCCGACGCGAGCGGCTACGCGGGCAGGGCGCTCGCAAATCTCGACAGTGCAGGTGTGTGATGCAGATCATTCAAGTTGCAGGCGGCAATCTCTTCCGACTTGCCCTTACCTATCTGGGTGATGCGACGCAGTGGGTGCGCATCGCGCAGCTCAACAAAATTTCCGATCCAATGCTGGTTGGCGTTCAGACGTTGAGCATCCCGGATCCTAACCCGGGCGCGGGAGGCGGCGTTGCCGCCCAGTGACTATTTCGCGCTGGCTGTGGACCCGGTCGCCGGCATTCAGGTGCGCGAGCCGCGCCTGAATGTCCTAGTCAACGGCGTGCCGCTGGCGACCGCGACCGATGTGACCGTAACGAGCACGGCCTTCTTCAGCGCCGACCGGTTCCGGGTCCAGGGAGCACTCGTAAACGACGCTTTTGTGTGGGCCGGGCAGACATATCTGTTCGTCGACATACAGGTAGCACTCTCACCGATCGGCCCTTTCATCAGTTTAGTACAAGGTAATGCTGATCTGATTTCGATTGACCCGATCGCTGGCACGTTGCTGCTCGAAGGGCGTGATCGCAGCGCTGATCTGATCGAGGCACGCACACAGGAGACGTTTGCGAACCGAACATCGTCCGAGATCGCTTCTATTTTAGCTGGACGACACGATTTGGCGGCGAACGTCCAGCCGACTACAACGCCAGTTGGCCGATACTGGGAACTGGAGCATGACAGCCTTACGCTCAATGCTGCCGGTCGGGCGACCACGGAATGGGATTTGCTCGTGATGCTCGCCCGACGCGAGAATTTTGATCTTTGGGTTGGAGGCACGACTTTGAATTTCTTCCCGAGGAGCGTGGCTCCGCCGGTGCCGCTGCCGCTCTCGTCGACGACGTCGTTGCGCCTGGACCGGTCGCTGACATTCGCCGGTGACATTCTCGTAACAGTGAAAAGTTGGCACAGTCGGCAGGGAACTGCTTGCTTACAGACGGCGCAAACAAATCGGGGTTCGGTGTCATCTAAGGAATATGTGTTCATTGCGCCGAACCTGACGCCAGATGCGGCGCAGGCTTACGCTGAGACCGTTCTGAGCGAACTGACCAGCCACGAGCTGGTGGCGACCATCGAGATGCCAGGCGAGCTGGCTATTACGCCACGTATGCCAATATTATTGCAAGGGACGAACACGATATTTGACACGGTGCTGCAGGTCGATGAAGTCGAGCGACGCTTCAATGGCTTGCGCGGCTTCACACAACGACTCCGCGCGCGCGCGGCGACAGCGACATAATCGCATGCACCGATTCCTCAATTCTCTAAAGGCGCAGGCCGCCGCACAGGATCTGGCAGTTGGACGGCCACGTTTCGGACTCGTCACGAGCGTTGACCCGAAACGCCACGCTGCGAGAGTCTCATTGCAGCCGGAGGGAGTGATCACAGGCTGGCTTCCCGTGCTGAGCCCTTGGGTCGGTGCCGGCTGGGGTCTTTGCGTGCCGCCAATGCAGGGGCAGCAGGTGCTAGTGCTGCCACAGGACGGCGAGGGGGAGCATGGCGTTATCGTCGGTTGCGCCTGGAGCGACAGTTCGACCACGCCTGGTGCGCCAGTCGGCGAATTTTGGTTGGTACACGAGTCAGGCAGCTTCATAAAGCTTGTCGCTGATGGCACTGTACGTGTCAACGGCGACCTCCACGTCAACGGCGATGTCTATGACCGTCACGGTAGCCTCGATCGGCTCCGCAGCAACTACGATGCTCATACGCATGGCGGCGTGCAGCCGGGTGGCAGCAACACGGCAACTACGAGCAACCCCGACGCGGAGTAGGCAATGCCTGACTTAGCACATTTGTATGGCAACGATCTGGTGCTTGGTGCGAGCGGGGATCTGGCAACCTTAGACGCTACGCAACTTGGCCAGCAGAGGGTGCTGCGACGGCTGCTGACTAATCCAGGTGATTATCTCTGGAATCCCAGTTACGGAGCCGGGATCGGGCAGTTTGTCGGTCAACCGGCATATGCCGCGCGCATCCGCTCGGTGATCCGCAGCCAGATCTTTCAGGAGGCAGCAGTCGCCCAGTCGCCCGAGCCAGTTATCGATGTCGCTGCGGGAGCGTCAGGCACAGTCGCAGTGCAGATCCGCTACGCCGACAGCGCAACCGGCGAGGCACAGGTCCTGAGCTTCACTGTCGGAGCCGTCTGACTCATGCAACTGTCACTTCGTACATTTGACGCCATCGTGTCCTCTGCCGCCGCAGCTGTGCAGTCTGCGGCGCAGACGGTCATGGACTTGACCGTTGGCAGCGTCACGCGCGCGGTGCTGGAGGCTAACGCGGGCCTGGGCCTTTGGATGCAGTGGCTCATTCTGCAAGTATTGCAGACCACGCGTGCCTCGACGAGCAGCGCCGGAGACCTTGATACCTGGATGGCCGACTTTGGACTGACTCGTCTGCCGGCTTCGGCTGCCACTGGGTCGGCGACGTTCTCGCGCTTTTCACCGACCTCGGTGGCATTAGTGCCGGCGGGCACCCTGGTGCGTACGTCCGACGGCTCGCAGAGCTTTTCCGTCGTCGCTGATCCGAGCAACCCGGCATGGAATCCTGCACAAAATGGTTTCTCCCTCGCTGCCGGGACCGCCTCGATCACCGTCGCCATAAGTGCGGCAGTAGCCGGCATCGCCGGAAATGTGCAGGCCGGAACAATAGGCTTAATTGCCGCGGCATTGCCGGGGGTAGACACGGTCACCAACGCATCGGCAACTGCGGGAGGGTTGAACGCAGAAAGCGACGCCGCATTGCGCACGCGATTTTCGTCGTTTCTCGCAAGCTTGTTCAAGGCTACAACTCCTGCGATCGGCTATACAATCGCGTCTGTCCAGCAGGGCCTACAATACACCATCCAGGAAAACGCGACCCAGTCCGGAGCGTACCAACCGGGATGTTTTGTGGTCACAGTTGATGATGGCACAGGTGCGCCACCCGGTTCGCTACTCACATTGGTGGCGAATGCAGTCGAGCCTGTGCGGCCGATCGGATCAGTGTGGACCGTGGTTGCACCGACGGTGGCCACGGCGAATGTGAGCATGAGCATCACCACGGTACCGGCCGCCACACATTCGGCCGTGGCGAGCCAGGTGAGTGCGGCGCTGGAAAGTTTCATCAACACGCTGCCGGTGGGCGCCCCCCTAGCTTGGTCGCGACTCGCGCAGGTTGCCTATGCGGCTTCTCCGTCGGTGACCAACGTTACCGGCCTTAGTTTGAATGGTTCCAACAGCGACCTTGTGCCGAGCCAGTCCGCGGTAGTGAAGGCTGGCAGCGTGACGGTGAACTGACATGATCGGCGACTCCAACGACATGAGGGCGCGGCTTGCGGCTCTGCTGCCGTTGCGCTGGTTTCCCGATGCGACGCCGGTCTTGTCGGCGCTGCTTTCGGGTCTCTCGGACGGCTGGGCATGGCTTTACTCGATGCTCGAATATGTCAGGCAGCAGACGCGAATAGGTACTGCAACCGATAGCTTTGTCGATTTGATCTCGGAGGACTTCTTTGGAGCCGCGCTACCGCGCAAGGCCGGGGAAACGGACGCCGCGTTCCGCACGCGCATCCAAGCCGCGATGTTTCAACCTCGTGCCACTCGGCCGGCCCTGGTTGCGACCCTAACCAATCTGACCGGGCGTGCTCCGGGTGTATTCGAACCAGCACGTCCCGCTGACACTGGCGCTTATGGCCAAGCGTCCGGTTACGCGGCAGCGGGCGGCTGGGGGAGCATCGCTCTTCCGTTTCAGGTGTTTGTCACGGCCTACCGCCCATTTGGCGTCGGCACGGCATTTGTTGGCGGTTGGGGGACCAATCTGTCCGGGACAGCGCCGGGCGGTTGGGGCAGCGGGGCACTAGAATACGTTCTGCTGTCACCTGTGCCGCTCCAAGTCACCGATGAAGCCATCAACAGCGCCATCGCCGCTGCCGTCCCGGTTGCGGTGACGGCGTGGACGCGCATTTCGAACTAGCGGCGCCATTTTTTGCGCCGCGCTCGGCGCGAACCTGGCGCCCGCACGGCACAACCACACGAGGATCATATGGACCGCATCATCGTCTACCCGGGCGCGATACCGCTCGATACCGACGTGCTCAACACGAATCGCAACGTGATGGTCGCTTTGCACGGTCTGCTCGCCGCCACTCTGGGGACTTCGACGATGATCTCCGGCAGCGGCGTCGCCGGGACGGCTGTGGACGGGTTTGTGATCGCGCCGACGCTGCCCAACAGTATGGAGGTGGTAGTTGGCCCAGGCACCATCACCCAGTTGGCCGCGCTGGACAGTACACCATACGGGTCGTTACCGGCGGACCTTAACGATGCCGTCTACAAGATGGGCGTGATGGTCGCGCCGCAGACGCTGACGGTGACCGCGCCGACTACCCCCGGTACCGCGATCGCCTATCTGGTGGAGGCTGGCTTCGGCGAAAGCGATCAAAACCCTGTGGTCCTACCTTACTATAATGCTGCCAATCCCGCGCAACCGTATCTCGGGCCAGGCAATAGCGGCGCTTCGCAAGCTACCGTCCGCAAACAGACAGTGACGTTGCAACTGAAGGCAGGCGTTCCTGCAGCATATGGGTCGCAGTTGGTATCACCCGCTGATACCGGCTTCGTTGGCCTGGGAGTAATCGTGGTCACGGCCGGCCAGACGCAGATTACCCAATCAAATATCTCGGTCGCGCCGCTAACGCGCTTCACCCCGTGGAAATTGCCCGATCTGACACCGGGTTTCGTGTTTGCCGAGGGCTTCACGAGCAGCGGAACGTTTACGGTACCGCCGCAGATCACGCGTCTCCGGGTGACTGTAACCGGCGGCGGCGGTGGTGGGGGTGGCAGTAGCGCCGCCAATGCCGGCGGCGGCGGCGGTGGCGCTGGTGGCAAAGCGACGGCGTGGCTGTACAGCGTCTACCCGGGCAGTCAGTTTCCGGTGACCGTGGGTGCAGGTGGTAGCGGCGGCGCCGGCGGCGCCGGCGGCGCTGGTGGCGGCACCAGCAGCTTCAGCACCTATTGCTCGGCCACGGGCGGTGGTGGCGGCTCCGCCGGCACCGTTTCGGGTTCCGGTGTTGGCGGCGCCGGCGGTACCGTCAGCCTCAATCCAGGGGGTACGTGGTCGCTAGGCTCCTGCGGGTCCAACGGAGTCCCTGGCATCGCGTGCGGCGGTGACGGCGGTGCTCCCGGCAACGGCAACGGCAGCAGTAGCGGCGCCAACGGCACCAGCGCCCCTAGTTTCGGTGGTGGTGGAGGCGGCGCGAGCGGTGCCAGCTTCAGCGGCGGTGCCGGCGGTGGAGGCCTAGTCCTGGTGGAGTGGTGAGCACAATGAAGACATACGCACGTATTCAGTCGGGCCATGTGGTGGAGCTGTTCCAAACGCAGGCCGATATCGCCAGCCTTTTCCACCAGGGCGTCAAATGGGTGGAGGTACAGTCTCCTGAGGTTGATGTGGGGTGGATCGAAGGTGTCAACGGCCTGGCGCCGCCGCCCCCACCCCCATCGGCGCCGCCAGCGTCGGGCGTGGAGCCATTGGTCACGCTCGGCGAGTTGCGCGCGCAGCTCACGGAACTGGCCGCGAAGGTGGCTGCGCTGAGCTCACCCTGAGACCGCGCCGGCTGGTGACCGTTCCCTCTTTCCGGAGCCGATCATGCCCCAAGGAGTACCGCCACTTTGGCAGATGTCCAACGCGCGTTCGGTCGCGCTCGACGGGCTGCTGCCGCTGCCCCGCGGGGTGATGCCCGCCGATGTCCCTGTCCTGGCGTGGCCGATCAAGGACCCAGGCGACGTCTTGGACTACACGCTTGATCTGTCGCCGGCGCTTGCAGGGGACAGTACGGAGCAGGTGGCAACAGTCGGCGTAACCGTCAGTCCCGCAGGGAGCCCTGGCGACCTAGTGGTCGGCCAGATCGTTGGCAACGGTACCCGCGCGGTCATCTGGCTCTCTGCGGGCGTCGCCGGAACGATCTATTCGGTGCAGGTGACGGTCGGTACGCTGAAGGGTCGGGTAATTGCGCGGACCGTGCTGTTGCCGGTCCAACAGCTGGCGGGCGCGACCGCGCCTCCCAATCCGCTTACCACCAACTCTGGCAGCATCATCACCGACCAGAACGGCAACCCTATCCTGGTCGGCTGACGTTCGGCAAGTCTGAGATGACCGCCCCTCGACGGCGCCGACGCTTTTCCGGCCGCCGTCCATCCAATCCGACGCTTGGGAGTTCCCTGATGCCCACAGTGCAGCAATTGCCGCCTGCGACGATCGTCAACCCCACGGACGAACTGATGCTCTCGCAGTCCGGCGCCACCGTGTCGGCCAGCATCGCCCAGGTGGTCGGCGCAAGCACCAACACGATCACGCTGAGCGGCGACGTCACCGGCTCCGGATCGACATCGATCATCACGACGCTCGCGTCGGTCGCAGCGCCGGGAACCTATTCGAAGGTAACGGTCAACGCCAAAGGCTTGGTCACGGCTGGAACTGAGTTATCCTCCAGCGACGTGACCGCCGCGCTCGGTTACACGCCGTACAGTAACACCAATCCGGCCGGCTACGTGGCTGCAAGCGTGCTAGCGCCAGTGGCGACTGCCGGCACCTATTCCTCGCTAAACGGGACGCCCACGCTTGGCACAATGGCTGCCGAGAACGCCAGCGCCGTTTCTATCACCGGTGGGACCATCAGCGGTGTCAACTTGTCGGCCAACCCGATCACCGCGACAGGTAGCGCCACCGCGCGCACGCTCGCCGCCCGTGCCAGCGATCGGATCAATTTGCTTGATTTTGGTGCTGACCCGACCGGAGCGGGAGACAGCGCGCCGGCATTCGTGGCAGCAATGAACGCCGTTCCGAACGGCGGCTACGGAAGCATTTTCGTGCCCGCCGGGATTTACCGCCTCGGCAGCTTCGTCAACCAGCCGACGGGCCGCAGGATCACGCTCCTGTTCGACGACGGAGCTAACGTTACCGGCTCCGGCATCGGTGTCGAGCGGGTTGACTGTAGCCTCGGTGCTTACAGTCTGCGTCAGGCCGGTGGAGGGTGGTTCGGCTTCTCGCCCACAGTCGGCTCGCAGGCGAACGCGGCTTTCTATACTGACAATCTACAAAACCAGCCGGAAAACAGCGGCGCTATGCGTGTCGGTTGGGACCGAACGTATACAAATTTTAATTACTACGGCAAATATGTCAGCGGCATCGACATTGCAGAGCAGAACATCTTCTCTTGGCCGAACATTTATGATAATTCTTCCGGATGGGGACATTGGGAAGTCATCAACGGACCTACCTGGGACGAAGATAGCGCCGCGCGCGCGCACCTCAGCGCGTCCGCTGAGCATTCAGAGTTCGATGTTTCCAACAACGGCCCTGAAGCCGGCTGGACATATCGGTCCGGCCAGGGGTTAGCCGTCCAGGGCATGTCAATCGATCCATGGGGCCAGAACGGGAATTTTGGCGGCAACATCCTGTTTGCCTACGGCTCGGTCGGGTCTTATGACGGCCAAACCGGCGGATTGAATGATCGCTGGCCTAGCTATCCGGCGGTATTTTCAAGTGGCAACCCCGGTGTGGTCGCTCAGAACAGTACGATTGTCATAACCTTCGACGTCACTGCGCATGGCACGGCCAGCCTATCAGGCATGGGCGGCGTCAACGGTGTATCGATCAGCAGCGGCGGGGGCCTCTATACCTCCGCACCCTCGATCGTGTTCATTGGCGGAGGGGGATCCGGCGCGGCGGCGGTTCCAATCATGCTTGGTAGCGCGGTCGTCGGGGTGACCGTCACGGCACCGGGTTCGGGCTACAGCACCGCCCCGACCGTTACCTTCACCGGTGGTGGAGTGGCGGGCCCCTCAGCTGTAACAATTACCCTCAACACAGACGGCGCGCACGGCGATGTGGCCAGCATTGCGGCGGCGATTAACGCGGCAAACATCCCGCTTGTGCGGGCAGCAGTGCATAGCTGGGGCGGTGTCGTCAGCAAACTTGTCGTTTTTGGTGTCGCGCAATATGACCTCGGTACGCTTACGCTGGGCGGGACTGCGCTTGGCACGCTCGGCATCAATGCTGGGTCGGTCACGACTCCGCGCGATGTGAGCGTAGTGGTCTTCGGCGGCACTGGCGGCGTGGCCGTTGGCGACAAGTTGACCATCAACGGCCATATCGTGACTGTGGGCGGCGCAGGCGCACTTACCGATGTGGTCGCCGCGATAAACAATGCCAGTATTACCGGTATTATGGCCGACATCAACGCCAACGGGCTGCTGGTGCTCACATGCTATGTGCCGCAGAATCCGGGGGGCCTCCAATTAGCCCAGACAACAGGCTATACTACGCTGAATAAGCTCAGTCTCACTGCGGGCACCTACTGGCCGCCGACGCCGCCGAAGGGATTCGCCACAGCCTATGGCGAGCTTTCCTCGCCGGTCTGCCCGACGACCAATCAGATCGCCATTTCGGCAACCGATCTATTCGGCGGCTCCTACGGCCCGGTGACCGTAACCCTCAATGGCGGCGACGGTAGCGGCTGGCCGCTCGCGGTAGCCGCGTCAATTCAAGCCGCCGTCACCGCCGCCGGCTGGTATAACGGCGGCAGCGGTAACCTGCTCTCTTCGCCGCCCGGCGTGTTGGTCGCGTCGGTGCATGGCTCGGGGGGGAATCAGGGTCTCGTCTTGCGCAACACAGCGGGCGGCACGCTCACGCTTGCCAACGTGAACGGCACACCCCTCCAAATTCTAGGCATTGCGCCAGGCACGTACAAGCCGGGCGGGTACTCCGCTGGGTCACAGAATGTTTTCATGGCAGCCGAGGATTCCATTGCGCCGCAGGGGCGTGGGATTTTCCTCGGCGGCGCTTCCAACGCCACCGACCGGACCGTGTGGCCGCACGCGCCGGCCGAGGCGCGCGGTAGCTTTCTGCACGGCATCCGTACTGACAAGGCGACGTTCGACGACAACAACGCGCTTCTGATCGGCGCTAGTCAGGCGATCGCCTTCGGCACCGGGACCGGCTCGCTGGTTTTGACGAATTCGGGCGGCGCGTTGCAAGTCAACGGCACACCGATTGCGCTGACAAACGCACTGCCGGTGCAGACGTCCCAGCTTATCAACAACACGGGCTATCTGACGACGGCGGCGATCCCAGCCGGCAACGGGACCTTGCTTGGCGGCGGTGCGACTGCGGGAGCGGCCACGAATGTAGCGGTCGGCGCAAATCTGATTCTGACTGGCGGCACGCTCGCCGGGACGGGTGTTGCAAGCCTCAACGGGCGCACTGGGGCGGTCGCGATGACGAGCGGTGATGTTACCGCTGCGCTCGGATACACGCCTGCCAATAGAGCCGGTGACAATTTTGTCGGCGCGGTCACGCTGAATGTGGGCGGGGCGCTGGCCGGCACACTGCTCAACAGCGGGACCATCAGCGGCGGCGCACTCGCAGGAAGCATTGCGAACATCGGCACCCTGTCCGGCGGCACGTTGCAGCCCGCAGTGCTGGTCGTCGGCACCTCCAGCGTCGATATTGCTACCACAACGACGATTGATACCCAAGGGAACCCGCTGATTGCCGCGACCGTCGGTGGATCGACCGGCGGGCAGATCAGTTGGCGTCTGACCGCCAAATCGGGCTATGTCCAGTTCGCGGACAATGCCACCAGTGTCCCAAGCGCGGCCGGCGCCGATGCTCTCGACCTACAACTCGACCGCAGCTCCGCCACTCAGGTCGCGAGCGGCAATCGTGCTGTCGCGCTGGGTGCGCACAACACCAGCAGCGGCACCCGTTCGGTGGCGATCGGCTATGGTAACAAAGCGTCCGGCCAAGGCTCTGTGGTGCTGGGGCAGAACGCCACCGACAACGGTACGATGGGCTCGGTGATCTTCTCAGCAGGTTATCTGGGTCAATTGGCGGAGTTTCAACTTGGCGGCATATCCGGCTCTGGGACCGCCGTCCGGCTAACCGCCGACGGAAACGCGGCGGGCACCGCCAACGTGATTAACCTGCCAGTCAACCAAGGACTCGGTGGCACCTTGACGGTCACTGCGCGCAACGTCGCGACCGGCGACATGGCGATGTGGGCGGTCTCCACCTTGTGCAAGAATCCGACCGGCACAGTCTCCGTGCTGAGTCCTGGCACGACCGCTATCGGCCCCACGGTCGCCGACAGCTCGCTCTCCGGAGCGACGTTGACTGTGACGGCGGACCCGACAAACGCCGGCCTGAACGTGACAGTCACCCCCCCCTCCGGCGTGATCGTGCATGCCTCCGCGGTGTTGCGCGGGTCGATGATCGGCTGACCACGGCTGACGCCATAAAGGTGAACAGCCGATGGAGAGCGGCATGGGAGACTTGGAGGACCGCGAGCGCGTGGTCCGGCTCGAGGAACGTGTGGGTCTGATCCATGCGCTTGTGGCGGAGATTCGTGCCGACCAGAAGTCGATGGCTGCGTCGATCTCCGGTGCGTCCGGTGGTTTTCGAATGCTCATGCTGGTGGGTGGATTGGTAGGGGTTGCCGGAGCCCTGCGCGGCCTTGCCTCGCTGGTCGCCGGCTGGATTCCGCACAACCACTGAGAGGGCAGTCATGACAGTCTTCGAGCAGGCTTTCGCCATCGTGGTCGGCCACGAGGGGGGCTACGACGTGACCTCGGGCGATCCCGGCAACTGGACTGGCGGTGCGGTCGGCAAGGGCGAGTTGCGTGGCACCAAATATGGGATCTCTGCCGCTGCCTACCCGACGCTAGACATCGCCAACCTGACGGTCGAGCAGGCGCAGTCGATCTATGCGAGGGACTATTGGAGCCGTGTCGGCGGCGATTCCTTGCCGCCGCCACTGGCGCTGCTGCTGTTTGACTCTGCCGTCAACAACGGCGTCGATCGGGCCATTCGCTGGCTGCAAGGCGCCGTCGGCGTTGGAGAGGATGGGCAGATTGGCCCGGCGACGCTGACAGCGGTGAACGCCGCCAAGGGGGCGGACGTCTGTAGCGAGTTCATGGCGCAGCGGCTCGCCTTCATGGCGGCGCTGCCAACCTGGCGGCTGTTCGGCCTCGGTTGGGCACGGCGGCTGTGCGCGCTGCCGTACGAGAGTCTGACGATGACGCGCGCGGCCTAAAGGCCGTCCGTCGGTCGCGTCCGCCACACTCTCACTTCATTACGTAAGGAAACGTAGATGCACGCAAATGCGCTGCACGTCGTCACCGCCATTGCCAATCCGCTGCGCTGGCAAAGCCGGCTGCGTCTGTATCGTGAATTCGAGCGGCATATGCTGGACTCCGGCGTCCAGCTCACCGTCGTCGAATGCGCCTACGGCGATCGGGCGCACGAGATCACGCCTGCCCAGGGCGTGCGTCACGTCCCGGTCCGCGCCCGCACCATGCTCTGGGCCAAGGAGAACCTGCTCAACATCGGCATCGCGACTCTTCCGCAGGATTGGAAGTACGTCGCCTGGATCGATGCCGATATCGCCTTCCGCCGCACGGACTGGGCAGTCGAGACCCTGCACGCGCTGCAACTGCACGACGTCGTGCAACCCTGGACGGATTGTTACGATCTCGGCCCGAACGGCGAGCACGTCGCGGTACATCGCAGCTTTTGCCGAGTCTGGCAGGACGGTGGCGTACCCGGCACGAACTACGGCCCGTTCGCCCATCCCGGCTACGCCTGGGCCGCCACGCGCCAGGCGCTCGACTGGGTGGGTGGTCTGATCGAGACGGCGGCGCTCGGCGCTGCCGATCATCACATGGCGCTGGCGCTGATCAACCGCGTGGAACGCAGCATCCCCGGCGGCATCACCGAAGCCTATTGCCGTCCGCTGCGGCGCTGGCAGGACCGCGCCATGCGCCACATTGCCGGCAGCATCGCGGCAGTACCGGGCACCATCGAGCACGCCTGGCACGGGCCGAAGTCGCGACGCCGCTATATCGAGCGATGGGACTTGCTGACCCGGCACGGGTTCGACCCGGAGGAGGACCTCAAGCGCAACGTCTGGGGCGTTTTCGAATTGGCCGGCAACAAGCCGGCGCTCGGCCGCGACATCGAAAGCTATTTCCGGGTCCGCTGCGAGGATGGCAACGTAATGGAGGACGCATGAAATGGGAGCGCTGATTCCACTGGCGATTTCGCTCGCGCCCGAGATCGGCAAATGGCTTTTCGGCACCACCGGGGCAACCGTCGCAACCGCTGTCGCCCAAGTTGTGCAGACCGTCACCGGTACCGACGACACCACAGCCGCCCAGCAGGTGATCGCGCGCGACCCGAATGTCGCTGCCCAGCTTCGGGTGCAACTCGCCCAGCTCGCGGCACAGCAGGAGCAGGCGGCCGCGCAGGCCACGCTGGACGCCCTGAAGGCGCAGATCGGCGATGTGCAGAATGCCCGCTCGCAAACGGTCGCGCTTGCGCAGGCGAAGAGCGCGGTCGCCTGGGCGCCGCCGATCATTTCGGCCGTCGTGCTGGTGACGTTCGGCCTGGTCATGTGGGCGGCGCTGACCCGGTCCCTGCCCGCAGGGTCCGAGACGATCCTGAACATGCTGCTGGGCACGCTCGCGGCCATGGCGACCAGCGTCGTCGGCTATTGGGTGGGCTCGAGCGCGGGCAGTGATCGCAAGACCGACCTTCTCTACAACAGCACGCCCAACGCTTCGCCCCCCTCATCAAACGGAGCCAAATCATGAATCTCGCAGCCATCCTCGCGCTGCTGCTGAGCAGCGGCGTCTGTGCGAAAAGCGATTTCCACAGCCCCGACGGCAATACTCTGCGGGTGGTTGTCTGCCCCGTAATGGCGCCCGCCGACCCGCCGGTCGAGGATGCGCCGCCGCCACCGAAAAAGGAAGAACGGCAGGCCTGA